CGGCGTAACCCTCGGGATACACATCGCGAGGCGAGCCACCTGATCAAACGAACATTGGGTCCTTCCGGGCGCCAATCGTATGCGGGCGGGCGTGGCGCGATAGATCGCTAGCGACAGGCCGGATTTTTTGGGAAGCCACCCGGAGTCCAGCCCCGCGCGCCCGGTCCCCGAAACCCCAACGAACTAAAGGCTTCCGCACCGGCGCCATTGGTTGCCGCTGGACCCGGCACGGAGTCCACCGCGGTATCCGGATCCAGAAGCGCTGGCATCCACCCGACTATCCATCTTCGGACACCCATGACCCTCAGCTTCGCTCCCGAAGCGGTCGAGACCTGGCCGCTCGACCGCTTGCGCCCCTATGCGCGCAACGCCAAGACACACGGTCCGGACCAGGTGGCGAAGATCGCCGCCAGCATGGCGGAGTTCGGCTGGACCGTGCCGGTGCTGGTGTCGAGCGATGGTGAGGTGATTGCCGGCCACGGTCGCATCCTGGCGGCGACACAACTCGGACTGTCAGATGCGCCGGTGATCGTGCTCGATCACCTTAGCGAAGCGCAGCGCCGCGCTTACCGCATCGCCGACAACAAACTGACCGAGCTCGGGGAGTGGAACGACGGGTTCCTCTCGGAAGAGCTGAAGGTCCTTACTGAGGACGGGTTTGATCTCTCGCTGATCGGCTTCGGTGAGGCGGAGCTGAGTGCGCTGCTTGATGGAATCGAAGAGGACGACTCTGCCGCCCGAGAGGGCGAGGACGAGATCCCTGAAGCCCCGGAGGATCCCGTCACCCGACCGGGCGATCTCTGGATCCTGGGCAATCATCGACTGCTCTGCGGCGACTCCACGGTGGCGACCGATGTCGAGCGGTTGCTCGGGACTGTGAAGCCGTTGCTGATGGTGACGGATCCGCCCTATGGCGTGGACTACGATCCGGCATGGCGGAACAAGGTAGGCGCCGCCGCTACCAAACGCACCGGCAAGGTGCTGAACGACGATCGCGCCGACTGGCGTGAGGCCTGGGCGCTGTTCCCAGGCGATGTCGCCTATGTCTGGCACGGCGCCCTGCATGCGGCGATCGTCGCCGTGAGTCTCGAAGCCGCGGGTTTCAACGTCCGCTCCCAGATCATCTGGGCCAAAGACCGCCTGGTCCTGAGCCGCGGCGATTACCATTGGCAGCATGAGCCCTGCTGGTATGCGGTGAAAAAGACGGGCAAAGGGCATTGGGCCGGTGACCGTAAGCAAACGACGCTTTGGCAGATCGCCCACCGCGATCAAGACGCCGACACGGTTCATGGCACGCAGAAGCCCGTCGAATGCATGCGCCGCCCGATCCTGAACAACTCGAGCCCGGGGCAGGCTATCTACGAGCCGTTCATGGGCTCGGGCACGACGTTGATCGCGGCCGAAACCACCGGCCGCGTCTGTCTAGGGATCGAATTGAACCCGGCCTATGTCGATGTCGCCATCGATCGCTGGCAGCACTTCACCGGTGAACCTGCGGTGCTCGTTGGCGAGGACCGGACGTTCGACGATCTGCGACGGACGCGGGTAGCGGCATGAAGCAGTCCCGTTTGATGTCGCTGGTCGAGGCGGTCACCAATGTCGTTGTGGGCTATGGTGTAGCCGTCATGGCGCAGATGTTGGTGTTTCCCTTGTTCGGGCTACATGCGTCTTTGACCGACAATTTGTTGATCGGTGCGATCTTCACCGCGGCATCCATCGCACGTAGCTACTCGCTACGCCGTGTTTTCGAGGTGCTTCGTGTACGAAGGACATGAACGTGAAAGCGCCGCCCAGCGAAGGAGCGGCGCCTTCCGTCTCAGTGTTGCTTACGCTTCGATGCGATAGACCCTGCCGCGGCCTTCGACCTTTTCGGACACGACATTCAGGCCGAGCTTCTTCTTGAGCGCGCCAGCGATCGCGCCGCGCACGGTATGCGGCTGCCAGCCGGTGGCGTCTACGATCTGCTGGATCGTCGCGCCCTCCGGCACCTCGAGCATTGCGATGAGGAGAGCTTGCTTGCTCCCCTTGCGCCGAAGTTGCTGAGGCGCCGGGTCGGCAGTCGATGCGTTGGTGTTCGGGACCTCTTCCTCGGTGATGCCGAGCGCGGAATAGGCGAGTGGCGTTGCCCGCAAGGTGATGGAGCCACGCTCCTCTTCGTGTCTCCAGACGGTGTCTGGGTCGTTTGCGGGGAGCTCCTCGATCAGGCCCCGTTTCAGAAGGCTCTTGAGGCAATTGCCGACGGCGCCACCCTTGATCTTGGCAGTGACGGGAAACACGAGACCGTCGTCGCGGGCGCAGGCTGCGCTGAGAATGACGGCTTGCGTATCGGAAAGCTGGATCTGGTTCATAGCTGACCTCCGGGTTCTCGGGAGGCACGCCCATCGCGCCTCTCCTACCGCCCGGAGCCCCGGCCGCTGGCGGCGCGGGGCCGAAGGCCATCGGTGCTGCGGTTCAGCCGAACGCCTCGGCCTCGATCTCACAGTGGGTGACGAAGCCGGTGAGATAGGGAAGGCCGCGCGGGATTCCGGTTTCGCGTCCGGTGTAGCGGCTGATCGTCCAGCCCATCCAACGCTCGACAGCGGCTTCGATCGCGGACCCTAGCGTAAGGCCCGCATGCAGGCCGTTCGCGACGTCGTCCGCGAAATGCCGGCCGTAGCGGCTGTCGAGAAAGTCGCGAACCGCGGTCTCGGGGCATCCGGTCGCCCGCCCTACTGCTTCCATCGCAATGGGCTAGGCGGCATCTGCGTCAGCGCGGTGAGCGATGGTGCCGAAGAAGCCCCAATCCGTGTTGCGGGTGGTCGGTATCGCGTTGGTCATCGTTCGGCTCCGTCGTTGATCGTGAGCCCATACACGCTCCGATCGCCGACACCATCAAGTGAATAAGTGCATCATTTCATTGCTTTTTCGGGGGCGGCATGCAGGGCATGAGCGAGCGCCAATACGCCGCCCATGTCGGGCTGTCGCGCGGCGCGATCCAGAAGGCGAAGGCCGCCGGCAGGCTCGTCCTGTTCCCGGATGGCTCCATCGATGCACCCGCTTCGGATCTTCGGCGCGCAGAGATGACCGACCCTTCCAAACAACGGAAGAGTGGCGTGGCGAAGAAATTGAAGCCGGTGCCCGACACGGCCCTCTCCGCCGTCGGCGATACGCTTCGCGAACAAGGCCTGACCACGCCATCGACCGGGGGCGGGACGACGTTCCTGCAGGCCAAGACCGCCAACGAGGTTCTGAAAGCGCAGGAGCGCAGGCTCAAGCTGCAGCAGCTGAAAGGCGAACTCGTCGATCGGTCCCGCGCGACCGCGCTGGTTTTCCGACTGGCGCGCGAGGAGCGGGATGCGTGGGTCAACTGGCCCGCGCGCGCGGCGGCGCTAATGGCGGCCGAACTCGGTCTGGAGGCAAGCAAGATGCAGAAGGTTCTGGAGGCTCATGTCCGCGCCCACCTCGACGAACTCGCCGAGGTTCGGCTCGACCTCCGCTGAGGCGAAGGATGATCTGTTCGCGTTCGACGGCGCTGAGACCCTGCTACGCGCCTGGGGCGCCGGCCTGGAGCCGGATCCCTGGCTGACGGTTTCCGAATGGGCGGACCGGCATCGCATGCTGGCAGCCCGGGCCTCGGCCGAGCCCGGCCGATACCGCACCGGACGAACGCCTTACATGAAGGACATCATGGATGCGCTCTCGCCGGGTCATTCGGCGCAGCGCATCGTATTCATGAAGGCCGCCCAGGTGGGCGCCACCGAGGCCGGCAACAACTGGATTGGTTTCATCATCCACCAGGCGCCGGGACCGGCGCTGGCTGTCCAGCCGACGGTGGAGCTCGCCAAACGCAACTCGCGGCAGCGCATCGATCCCCTGATCGAGGAAAGCACATCGCTAAGAGATCGGGTGAAACCAGCGCGTTCGCGGGACGCGGGCAACACTATGCTGTCGAAGGAATTCGCCGGCGGCATCCTAATCATGACTGGAGCGAATTCGGCCGTCGGCCTGCGTTCGACGCCGGCCCGCTACATCTTCCTCGATGAGGTCGATGCCTATCCGGCCTCCGCAGACGAGGAAGGGGATCCGGTCACACTGGCCGAGGCCCGCTCGCTCACCTTTGCGCATCGGCGCAAGGTGTTTCTGGTTTCCACGCCGACGGTCCGTGGGCTCTCCCGCATCGAGCGGGAATACGAGGCTTCGGACCAAAGGCGATACTTTGTGCCCTGTCCCCATTGCGGACACATGCAGTGGCTCGAGTTCGAGCGGCTGCGTTGGGAGAAGGGACAGCCGAAGACGGCTGCCTACCACTGCGCCGCCTGTGAGGAACCCATCGCCGAGCATCACAAGACCAGGATGCTCGAGGCGGGCGAGTGGCGCGGTACGGCCGATACGGTCGATCCGTCGACGATAGGGTTTCATCTGTCGGCGCTCTATTCGCCTGTCGGCTGGCTCTCCTGGGAGCGCATCGCGCGATCGTGGGAGGCGGCTCAGGGGTCAGACGAGGCCATTCGGGCCTTCCGCAACACCGTGCTGGGCGAGACCTGGGTCGAGACAGGCGAAGCCCCGGATTGGCAACGCCTCTATGACCGACGCGAACGCTGGAAAGCGAGCTCAATTCCGTCGGGTGGTCTGTTCCTGACTGCCGGCGCCGACGTCCAGAAGGACCGCATCGAGATCGATGTCTGGGCCTGGGGCCGGGAGCTCGAGAGCTGGCTCGTCGATCACATCGTGATCGAGGGCGGGCCGGAACGCGAGCAAGCCTGGGACGCCCTCGCCCGGCTCCTGGATCGAACCTGGCGACACGAACGTGGCGCCTATCTGAAGATCGCCAAGCTCGCGATCGACACCGGATACGAGGCGCCAGCGGTTTACGCCTGGGCCCGTCGACAGGGCTTCGCGCAAGTCGCACCGATCAAGGGCGTTGAGGGATTCAACCGGGCGAGTCCGGTTTCGGGGCCGACCTATGTGGACGCGACCGATGCCGGCAAGCGTCTGCGCCGCGGCGCACGGCTCTGGACGGTCGCGGTTTCGACTTTCAAGGCCGAGACCTACCGCTTTCTCAGGCTCGAACGTCCAACCAACGAGGATCTGGAAAACGGTGCGCGCTTCCCGGCCGGCACGGTGCATCTGCCTGGCTGGGTCGATGCCGAATGGCTCAAGCAGCTCGTCGCCGAGCAGCTTGTCACCGTGCGCACCAAGCGCGGCTTCGCGCGGCTGGAATGGCAGAAGCTCCGGGAACGCAACGAGGTGCTCGATTGCCGGGTCTATGCCCGCGCCGCTGCCTGGATCGCCGGCGCAGACCGTTGGTCGGATGCCAAATGGCAGGACCTGGAGGAACAGCTGGGCGTGCCTTCCGAGGACGAGGCGACAGCCGGCGTGGTGAACCGCGTGTCGCCTGAGCCCAAGGGCAAACGGCGCTCCGAGTGGCTCGGGCGCAAAGAAGGATGGTTCTGACAGATACTACTGTAGATAAGGGCTATGTGGGTTGATCGGGATCCCGCGGGCACATTCAGACAGGAAGTGCTTCCTGAGTTCTTTCCACTCCTCGATAATCGAATCGCGGGCAGCTTTTCGGTTTTCTGCTGTAAGATCGTCGCCGAAACCAAGACCGTTCAAGGTGCCGACAATCGTCTTGATGCCCTCAAAGGGATAGAGCCCAACTCGCTCTTCGGTTTGGCCAAGGTTCAAGAATACAGCACGAATTTCTTCGATTGTCGAAGAAAGTGATTTTTGCACATTCCCGAATTGTTCTTGGCTTGGCTTCTCCAAGTGCGTGTACTGTATCGCGTCCTGGGTAGCTCTGACCATGTGCGAGTAAAGATCACGAACGTTTTTTAGGTACGACTGGCGTCTCTGGAAGGAGTATGCAAGCCAAGCCGCTGGGATCGCGATTATCAAAGGAATTAGGTCACGTAGCGTTTTGTATTCAATTGATTTTTCATCTGGAAAAATAACGCAAACAATAATCAGCGCACCAATTGCAAGTGTGTAGGCAAGAATAATCAAGATCACGTTCCGCCGAAATCTCTTCTCGTTCATGTACTTGAGCCTTTCGTTTCAGTCGCGTCTTGTCACTCAAGGTGCGTCCCCACGTGCGCGATCATACGGCCAGGAGCACAAGAATGACAGATTGGACCGAAGCCGAGCTCTTGGCGCTGCGGCGCGCCTATGCAAGCGGGACGCTGCGAGTCAGCTACGACGGGATGTCGGTCGAGTACGGCTCGGCGGAAGACCTGTTGGGTCGGATCCGCACCATCGAGCGTGCGATGACGGGCGCCAGCAATCCGTTGCCCGTCGCCGGGCTCGCTGGCTTCAATCGGGGTGACCGTTGATGCGTCCGACCTGGTTCGACCGGGCCATTGCAATGGTTTCACCTCGGACGGCGACACGACGCCTTCTGGCACGCCAGGCCTTCGAAGGCCTCTCGCGCGGCTACGAGGGCGCGGCTCGCGGACGACGGACGGACAGCTGGCGTTCGCCCGGCTCCTCGGCCGATACCGAGATCGCGACGGCTGGAGCACTGCTCCGAGATCGCATGCGCGATCTGGTGCGCAACAATCCGCATGCCGCCAAGGCGGTGGCGGTGCTGGTCAACAACATCGTCGGCGCCGGGATCATGCCGCGCGCGGCGTCGGGCGACGACCGGCTCGACCGGACGGTCAACGAACTCTGGGAAGCCTGGGCTCGCAGTTGCGATGCCGATGGGCAGCTCGACTTCTATGGCCTGCAGACCCTCGTGTGCCGGGAGATGATCGAAGGCGGCGAGGTCCTTGTCCGTCGTCGCCCCCGTCGCGCTGCGGACGGCTTGGCCATTCCGGTCCAGGTGCAGGTGCTCGAGGCAGACTTTCTCGACAACACGAAGAACGGGGATGTCGGGTCGGGACAAGCGGTTCAGGGGGTCGAGTTCGATGCCATTGGTCGCCGGCGCGCCTACTGGTTGTATGCCCGCCATCCGGGCGATGCCTTTGGGGCGCTGCAGGGTGGCTTCAAGAGCGTCGCCGTGCCGGCCGCCGAGATCGCCCATGTCTACGAGAAACAGCGGACTCAGGCGCGCGGGGTTCCTTGGGGGGCGCCGGTAATCCGTGCGTTGCGCGACCTCGACGACTACGAGATCGCCGAGATCGTGCGCAAGAAGACCGAGGCCTGCGTGACCGCGATCGTGTTCGGCGCCGATGAGGCGGAACAGGGGATCGCGCCCACGGTGGTGGACGCGGACGGTAACCGCGTCGAGCAGTTCGAGCCGGGGCTCATCGCCTACGCCCGTGGCGGCAAGGAGATTCGCTTCAACCAGCCGGCGGCGACCGGTGGCTATGCCGAGTACAAGCGAGCCAGCCTGCACACCGTCGCAGCGGGGTTTCGGGTGCCCTACGAGCTTCTCACCGGGGACCTCAGCCAAGTGAACTACTCGTCGATCCGAGCGGGGCTGGTCGAGTTCCGCCGCATGATCGACGCGGTGCAGTGGCAGCTGTTCGTGCCCCTTTTCTGCGACCGGGTCTGGAACTGGTTTACCGCCGCGGCGTGGGCAGCGGGGCATATCCCCGAGC